GCACTTTCTGAAAAATTTTTTTATTTTTTTCTACTGAAAATATCGTGCCAAAAGTTTTTTCTTCATTACCCCACCAGAGAGGGGGTCGGCCGGCAGAACGATACATAAGTCTATACCTATCAATCACTTACAAATAGGGGGTTTTTTCATTTTATAATAGTCCTTTGATTTTGTATCAAAAAACGCCGGGTGGTTCATACACAATACCGCCGTCCAAATATAATTGGCCAGTTTATTAGCCACTTTCTCCTTTATTCTTTTCTTATCGACAACATTTCCGAGTGCTTCTAAAAAATCTCTAATCTTTATAACAAGGTGTAATTAACTTTGTAACCATAGTAACATGAAAACTAAATATTATGATTAATAGTAGCCAGCCATTTTTGTATAGTTACCAAAATGACACTTTGATGCTATATTGCTATAGCGACAAAGTTAGTAATTTTTATTATCATGGTTACTATGCCGCTAGACCCTGGAAAATTCATTATAAAAACTTAAATTCAGAAGAATCTAGAATCGTCAAAACTCTTAGATATCATCCAAAATATGGTTCTTCATTGATAGAGTGTAATCCTCATACATACCCAGAAAATCCCAATACGCTATACTGGAATGCCGGATTTTCTTTGGGAGGAAACCATCCAATAGTTTATTATTTAGTCAGTATGGAAGCTAGTGATCCTACTTTTTCAGAGTTTGACCCACAAACATTTCAAGTTATACAAAAATGTTTCACCGGAACATTAATAAATAATCAGCTGTTAATAAGACAAACAGGTTTCAAAAACGCTAAACTACAAATATCTAATGATTCATTGATAGATTTTGCCGACCTGGGTTTTAAACACATACTAAAAATCAACAAACTATACAATCAAAATAAATATATTCTTACAGGAGAAGACTCAAACAAGAATGCATTTAGTGTTCTACTGAACGAAGACTTTTCCCTGCATAAAACAATAAAAAACAGTTTAGATCAAGATGTATATAAGTGCTCCATATTAGACGATCAGTTGGTTTATACCTCAAAAGACGAAGCAGAAAAAATAGAAACCAGAACTTTACATTTTGAAGAGTTTAATTATGAGTGATACTAGCAATAGATTTTCTCTTGAGGGATTTAATAGACAAAAACAATTCTCTGGATTGCATGCTAGGCAACCAGAAAATATAGGGAAATACTATGATTATAATGAGATTTACGTAAACCCCCAATACGTCAGCATACTGTCTGCAACAGTAGAACACGTAGGGTTTAACTATCCAAAAGAAAGTTCTATAGTTTTTCCTGTACCTGAACATCCAGAAGGATTGAGAGCATCAGGCATACCAATATTTCAGCTTTATGAAGATTCTGTCACAATGACCAATAGCGGATCTGGATATGATATATATGATTCTTTTGAGATTTATAACAGTAGTAATAATCCTGTCGGCAGTATAAGCGTGATTACAACTGGTTCTAACGGCAGTATCGGGTCTTTTGATGTTTTCGGAGGCTTAAAGTGGGCATCAGATCTTGAAGGACTATACTACTTCAGTAACTCCGACAACGCTTCTGCTCAATTTTCTATTAATAATAATTTTGCTATTGTTGGCATCACCATAACTTTCCAGGGTATTGGATACCAAACCTTTGCGCCCAACCTTACAGAAATTAATCATGACCCCAGAGCCTATCCTTTTGCTACCACAGAATTTGACGACCAGACATTGTCCTCTGATTATTCCTCAGACCCTCCAATTGGTTTAGTGGCTAGATCTAGTAAAGACCCTTATATAGTCTACACGCCTCGCAAAGAAACAATAAGGGATTCTCATATCAAGAACAGCAATCCATCCAGAGATCCAGATGTTAATTATACTGTAATAACTAGTTTCTCTTTAGGTTCTCCGGATTCTGACACTACTTCTGCCTCCTCGGCCTTGTCCTTAACGTATACTCCTTAATTTGGAAGGTATAAAATGCCAATTTCTTCGCCTCTTCCTCCGTTTTTCGGTCCTAAATTTCCGCTTCCAAATAGTCCGCCTTCAAATCCAGGAGGAAGCCCAGCGGGCACAGCTAATATATCTTGTTCTTACACGACCGAAACTACGGTATGTTCTGAAACATCACCACCATGTGGTGGAACATGGTCTATTAATGAAGTTGGTACCGGCGGAGGCACAAACGGATTAAACTACGGAGGAGGGACCATACCCGACGACGGCAATTTCACAGTTGATAGCACCGCTTATTGCGCCGGATATCCTGCTTTCATGGTAGTAAGTGCAACCTGTAGCGATGGAAGTACAGTGATTCTAGATAGTTTTGTATCTAGTGGCACTGATGATGAAGGTAATTGTACTGCTAGTGATTATTCTAGAAGTTTTGTGGGTGTTTGCTGTCCTGCTCCTGAGGAAAAATGTGTTAAAACAGAAGTGCCAGGATCATGGGCAGAAGAAATACAACTAACACTACAGTGCGCAATTCCTCTTAGTGTGATTAGAGCATTTAATCTCAATCCAGACGTGCATGCCGCACGTATGGCTTCTCAGTTTCTTCAAGCATTTAAAGACCCAGCGATATTAAGCGTACTAACCGCCCAAATGGCTAGAGATGTTGGAATGAGTATTAACGCACCAGCATCACAAATTGCTGCAGCATGGTTTAAAAAAGTTTCTATTCTTGCTAACAAAACCACAGGCAGGTGTAGCGCGATTTTTCCTGGACATACCGGTGGTAATACTGCTTATAACAAAACTATAGCGGATATTATTAAAAGAGTACTAGGAGATGCCGGCAAACCCCCAACAGGAGGCGGTGGCGGAGGCATCGGAGTTGGTCTACCCACTATGATTATGATGCCAACAATGGAGATGCTACAAGAAATGCTACAAGAAAAAATCAATCAATTTCAACAAAATCCATTATTTAGGAATGTAAAATGCGCAATGAACACCACACCAGGAGGAGGAGGTCCTACGGTAGGAACCCCCGTCGGACCTGGGGCTCCTTCTATTTCCACGAGCATTGCTAGTGCGTCCGCTTTGCCTACTATAACTAATTCTATGTCTTCTATTGGTCAGAACAATATGCTACTGCACATCAATAATGGATTCCCAATCAAACGAGGTCGTGTTACTTTCAGGGTGCCCAAAAACTTATGAATAATTCATATTACATTAATACTGGACAAATATTAATTTATACAGCAAATAATACTTTATACTCAACCGATAATAGAGACAACCTAAAACTAACTAATAGATTCGATGATCTAACTCCAGAAAATCTTTTTCTTATTACTTGGGCACCAACACAACAAAAAATTCCGATAAAAGAAAAAAGAGATTTCCCTCTATCAATCTCGGAATTATATCAAAAATTCTATAAGCCAGACCAGCAATACCTTAATTTTGTAGATTTCTTCCAGACTCCTTCTAATACAACAAAATCTGATAGACAAGGAATCTTAGTCACAGAAAACAATATAAACTATAAACCCGGACAAAAAGCTCTTTATCCCTGATCAGCACTCTGGTAAATCTTTTTTCTTCTTCCTTTAGGCTTTACTATGCCTAATTTACGTCTTTGTCGCCTAATCATACTAGTAGTTACATTAGTGCTGGACATCTGACTAAGCTTAGCAGCCAGCTCTAAATCGCTCATTACGTCTTTATTCTGCTTAATAAATTCTAATTCAGAGTCCTGCCATCTTTTATAACTGGCCATAATTTTTCCTTTTTCGTGTAAAGTATATTGACGACTTTAAGTTCTATGTTACTATAATAAATAATTGATCACTTTGAGCAAGGAGAAAAAATGCAACCTTTTGAAGGCCATCCAGTAGACAGCATACTAGAAACTAGAGCCAAATCAGACCTAGATGTAAGCAAAGATCTTGCTTCAAAATCAACCGCATCCATCAACGATTTATTAAATGGCGAAAAAGACAACCAAGACGAAAAACACAACGAGGAAATTACAGAAAACTCCCAAGAAGACACAGAAGAATCCGAACAAGAATCGCACCCAACAAACTAAGGGTGAAACAACCAATAAAGATTCTTACTTAAATGGTGTCTGCGAGAAAGAGTTTCTGGAAGCCCTCGAAAACATAACTAGAAGATTAGCCACTAAATTTAAATTTGGCTATCATGAAGTTGATGACATGAAACAGCAGGCAGCCATATTCGCCATAGAAGGTCTGCAAAATTATGACAAAAGCAGACCACTAGAAAACTTTCTTTGGACCCATGTAAGAAATCGCCTATTTAACTACAAAAGGAATAATTATCAGCGACCAGATAAACCCTGTCAAGGTTGCCCTTTTTTCGACAAGGACTATAAAAAATCAGACAATCAATGCGAGGAACACAAAGACAAACTCAATTGTGAAATGTATGCTGCCTGGTTTAATCGTAATGACGCCAAGAAAAACATAATGCAGCCCCAATATATATCTGAAAACCAAAATATTTCGTCCAGCCTTAGCAAAGACTCTTTTCTGCAAAACATAGAAAACCAAGAAATTATCACTTTTCTAGACGACAACATAGAAGCCCAATATAGAGAACCTTATCTCAAATTGAAACATGGATCTAAAGTACCCAAGGCAGAAGTAGTCAAATTACAAAAATATATACAAGAACTTATAGAGCGATTCCAATGCCAAAAAAAGCTGTGATCAGGAAAAAAAGAGGTCAATTAGGCCTTGACGAAGAACAATACATAAAAGATAATGTTAATAAATTATCTATAGAAGATATAGCAGATCACCTTAATCGCACAGTAAACCCCGTTAAAAAATTTATTGAACAAAATCGCCTACTTTCAGGAGAAGATGACCAACAAATAGAATTCCTAAGAGCAAAACTACATAGTAAAACCTTTTGGCAAGAAATAGAAAGACAATTTGACCAAACAACAGGAGAGCTTGAATATTTTGAGAATACCTGGATTGGGTTAATCAAACAGTTCAGGGAGGACGTACTACCTGCAGAAGAATTACAAATAAAACAATTTATCACCATAGACATCCTTATTAATAGGAGTATGAAAGAACGCAAACGCCATATTAGCGAAACTGAAAAACTACAGAGACAAGTAGATGCTGAATACGAAAAGAAAGAGAGTGAGCGAGATCTAAACAGGTTGGCCAATTTAGAAACCCAGTTAAGTTTTGCAAGAAATAGCATTGCCAACTATACTAATGAATATACTAAATTATTAAGCGAACAACAAAAAATTAGCAAAGACCTAAAGGCTACTAGAGAGCAAAGAATCAAAAGGATCGAGGATGGAAAAAGTAGCTGGGTAGGACTTATAAGAATGCTAGAAGACGAGGAGCTTAGAGAAAAGCAGGGCAGAGAGATGGAAATTTTAAATATGGCCTCTAAAAAGTTCAGGGAGAACCTGTCAGAGTTACATACATACGAGGACAATGGAATAGATCAACCTTTACTATTACCAGAAAATCAGGACTAAAATGAAAACAGCTTTAATTAGTGGAATTACAGGACAAGACGGATCTTATCTGGGCGAGTATCTGTTAGATCTAGGATATAAAGTAGTAGGTCTACATAGAAGATCTAGTAATCATAATATATCCAGAATAGAATCCTTGATCAAGCATAAAAATTTTATACTACAGGAATTTGATCTTACAGATCCTTCAGATTGTAGCTCTACTATAAAAGAGTATGCTCCAGACGAATTTTATAATTTAGCTGCTCAGAGCCATGTTGCTACTAGCTTCAAGCAGCCTACTACTACATTTGAAATAAATACCGTTGGTGTCACCAATCTCTTAGAATCAATTAGATTACACTCTCCAGACACTAAATTCTACCAAGCTAGCACAAGCGAAATGTTTGGGCGAAATTATTTGGTTGATTCACAAGGCGAAAAATATCAAAACGAGCAAACACCAATGCTTCCCCAGAGTCCGTATGCATGTTCTAAACTATGTTCTCATCATATGGTGCATATTTATAGACACTCTTATAACTTGTTTGGTTGTAGCGGTATATTATTTAATCATGAAAGCCCTCGCAGAGGAGCTAATTTTGTCACCAGAAAAATTACTATATATTTAGCCAAATTGATTAATGGTCTGATTAAAGATGATGAAAAATTAAGACTAGGCAATATCGAAGCATATAGGGACTGGGGCCATGCTCAGGACTATGTAAAATCTATGCACATGATACTAAACCACGATATTCCAGACGATTATGTAATAGCAACAGGGAAAACCCATAGTGTAAAAGATTTCCTACAAGAAGCTTTCCAGCTTTGGGATTTAGATTATAATAATTATATACAAATTGATCCTGAATTTTATAGACCTTGCGAAGTAGAATTTCTTAAGGGTGATGCTACTAAAGCTAGACAAACTCTTGATTGGAAGCCAGAATACAACTTTCAGCAGTTAGTGGCCAATATGGTGTATAGTGATTTGGAACTATTTAGATGAGAAGAAACTTTAATGATCCAGTTTATAAAAAATGGAGAAAAGAAGTTTATTCAAGAGATAAGTTTCGTTGTAGGTGGCCTAATTGTGGTTCTCGTCACAAGATAAACGCTCACCATATTAAAACTTGGTCGGATTTTCCGCATTTGAGATACGAGATTAATAATGGTATCACTCTTTGCAAACAACACCACGACATGATAAGAGGAATGGAAGATCAATATAGTACAGCTTTTTTAAAAATTTTACTATCAGACTTTAACAAAAACAAGAAAAGGAACAGCAATGATTGAATTAGAAAAAACTATAACTATTCAAGCTCCTCCATATACGGACCAGAATGATAAAGTTATTACCCCAGAACCTCAAGTTGTAGACAAGCTTGATGTTTTATATCATATTCACCCAGAGCAAAAAATGGCATTTGCTACGTTTAGCAATGTTCCTGGTAGATTCATGTTATATCAGGGTGAAGACTATGAAAATAATCAAGACGATATCAATATTACATCTTTAACATACAAGCTCTTGATGGTATTGGGCGACGATATTGAAACAACCATTAATAATCAATTTCCAAAAACCTTAGAACAAGACCCAGATGGACCAGGAAGCATTCTAACGAGCATGATAAAGACTATTGGTATTAAGTCTTCATCTAATTGTAGTTGTCGCCGTCACGCCTTAGAAATGAACGAAAAAGGCCCAGATTGGTGTGAGCAGAATATTGACACTATTCTTTCTTGGCTAAAAGAAGAAAGCCAGAAAAGAAAATTGCCTTACGTAGAATTTGTTGCAAAGTCTATGGTTCAGAGGGCCATATACAAATCAAGAAAGCTTATAGCAAAGAATCAAGAAGATTCTAAAGAAGCAGAATCTGTTTCTGGCTAGCAATCTCAACATGAAAAACGAAGACTTCAGAATAGTCGTAGATACCAGAGAACAACAACCCTGGGCATTCCAGGACTATATGAGCACAGTAGCTAAATTAGATACTGGCGACTATTCTATTGAAGGTTTCGAAAATTTAATTTGTATAGAACGCAAAAAGTCTGTTAGTGAATTTGCAAATAATATTACAGAATCTCGTTTTAAGGATGTTATTGCGAGACTAAAAGATATCAAATACCCATTCTTTCTGTTAGAGTTTAGTGTTGAAGACATACTAAAATATCCCGTAGGCTCTAATGTTCCTAAAAGGATGTGGAGTAAAATCAGAATTTCTCCAGCGTTTATCATGAAAAATATTCTGGATTTAGAATTAAAACATAATATCAAAGTAATATTTTGCGGAGATCCTATGAGCGCAAGCAAGCTTGCTGGTATGATATTCAAAAGAATGTATTACCATATATCTAAGGAATTAACAGATGGCTAATTATGACAATGCGTGGTTAGGTCTTGGTGATTTAAGTTCGTTGGATATTAAAAATCCAATGATACACAGATCGAAATACGACATTGAGCATCCAGACACTCATTTAATGAAACTAATGAGAGACACAAGCTATATTGGGTCTACAGTTAAAATGCTGTTTGATATAGAGCTACACCCTATTCAAATGGTTATTCTACAAGAATTTTGGCATAGACCATTTCCCATGTTTATTGCTAGCCGTGGATTTGGTAAATCTTTTTTGATGAGTCTATACTGTATATTAAAATGCACGTTTGTTCCAGGAACCAAAATAGTTGTTGTTGGGGCCGCATTTAGACAGAGTAAGATTTTATTTGAGTATATGGAAAATATCTGGAAGAATAGCCCTGTACTGAGAAGTATTTTTAGCGGCAACGATGACGGGCCTAGAAGAGATGTAGATAGATGCACATTAAGACTAGGAGATAGTTGGACTATTGCTATTCCTATGGGCGACGGTAGCAAAATCAGAGGTTTAAGAGCGCATATTATTGTTGCTGATGAATTCGCATCTATATCTCCCGATATTTACGAAACAGTCGTTGCTGGTTTCGCTGCTGTTAGTGCCAGCCCTATTGAAAATGTAAAAGAGGAAGCAAGAAAAAAGGCTATGCAAGATGCTGGTTTATGGACACCAGAATTAGAAAGCTTAATAGTCAGAAAGAGTAATCAAGCTATCATATCGGGAACAGCAGACTACGGCTTTAAACACTTTGCCCAGTACTGGAAAAGATATAAGGCTATTGTAGAAAGCAAAGGAGATATTAATAAATTACAAGAAATATTTACTGGGGAAGTTCCAGAAAATTTTAATTGGAAAGATTATAGCGTAATTAGAATACCTTATGAATTAATACCTAAGGGCTTCATGGATGATAAGCAAGTATCAAGAGCCAAAGCTACTATTCATACTGGTATATATAACATGGAATATGCTGCCTGTTTTGTCAATGATAGTGAAGGATTTTTTAGAAGAAGTTTGATAGAAAGTTGTGTTACCGGAAATCCCAATCCTATCAAGATAGGCGAAAAAGAAATTATTTTTGAAGCAAAGACCAAGGGTGATCCTAATTTAGAATACATATATGGTATTGATCCCGCTAGCGAAAAAGACAATTTTTGCATTGTAATTATAGAATTACATCCTGATCATTCTAGGGTTGTTCATGTATGGACTACTAATCGATCAAATTTTCAGGACAGACAAAAAACAGGACTAGTCAATGAACACGATTTTTATGGTTTTTGTGCTAGAAAAATAAGAGATCTTATGAAAATATTTCCTTGCGCACGAATTGGACTAGATGCTCAAGGCGGTGGCGTTGCTATCGAAGAAGCTCTTCATGATCCTTCTAAACTCCAAGAGGGAGAAGTGCCTATATGGCCAGCTATTGATCCAAACAAAGCGAAAGAAACTGACGATAAATCTGGATTACACATATTAGAGCTAATACAATTCGCTAAATCAGAATGGACCTCACAGGCTAACCACGGTTTACGAAAAGACCTAGAAGACAAACTTTTGTTATTTCCAAGATTTGATAATCTAAGTTTAGGACTATCTATGTTGCAAGAAGGCAAGGACATCATAGATACAGATAGCACAAATCTATATGACAGCGCACAAGATTGTATTATGGAAATAGAAGAGCTTAAAAACGAATTAACTACTATTGTTATGACTCAAACCAGCAATGGTCCCAACGCTAGAGATAGATGGGATACTCCAGAAGTTAAAATGCACGGAGGAAAAAAGGGTCGATTACGCAAAGATAGATATAGCTCATTAGTAATAGCTAATATGTTAGCTAGACAAATGCATAGACAATCAGCTCCAATATCTTATGATATTATTGGAGACAACCTGCGTAGCAGCAGCGCAAAACAGGACGGAGAGATGTATAAAGGTCCAGATTGGTTCACCCAAGGAGCTAATGCAGATATTTATACTGGAATTTACAGATAATTAGTGTATATAATTATCAATACAATCACAATACCATTACAAAACGAATGATATGTCAGATAAACAATCGCCTATTAAAAATGCCTCTATTTCCCCTAATGAAGCATATGTTTTTTGGACTAATGACCCTAATACTCAAGGGGAGGCGCTCAAAGCTTCTGCTGGAGCCCTAGAAGAATATACTGGAATAAACAAAGCTGTAGCCGGTCGTAGATATTACAACGATTTCTCTAATTTGGATGGTAATACTGGAGGCCGACCAGGATTAACAAGACAAGATTATGACTATTTTCGTCCAGATGAAGCCGTACCAAAACATGTTAAGGCGGTAATTAAAAAAGCGGAAGACATATATCAAAGAGTTGGTTTAGTCAAAAATGTGATTGATCTTATGGGCGATTTTGCCGTACAAGGAATAAAAATTGTTCATAAGAATAAAAGGATTGAGAGATTTTATAGGCAGTGGTTTAAGAAAATCAACGGCAAAGATAGAAGCGAAAGATTTTTAAATAACCTATACAAGACGGGCAATGTTGTTATAAATAAACAAACTGGTAAAATTGGAACCAAAGTAGCAAAAGATCTTTATAAAGCCATAGGTGTTGCCGACCTAAAGATAGATACTTTACCAGAATACAAAATAGAAAAGAAAGAAATCCCTTGGAGATATACTTTCATAGATCCTGTATGTGTAGAAGTTTCTGCTGGTGCTTTATCTTCATTTGTACACGATAAACTTTATGAGTTGGTTTTACCAGCCAGAATAAGAAAAATTGTAAATTCTCCAAGAAACGATAATGAAAAAAATATTATTAACAATCTTCCTCCTTCTATCGTAGATGCCGCTAAGACAAGAAAGCCCTATCCTCTAGACCCCAACAAAGTCGTAGTATATCATTATAAGAAAGATGATTGGCAAACATGGGCTTATCCTATGATTTATGCAATCATGGATGATATTACAGTCATCGAAAAATTAAAACTCGCAGATATCGCAGCATTAGATGGGGCCATTTCCAATATTAGGATTTTTAAGCTAGGTAGTCTTGAACACAAGATAGCTCCGACAAAAGCGGCTACAGCTAAACTCGCTCAGATTTTAGGAAATAATGTTGGCGGAGGAACAATGGATTTGGTGTGGGGGCCAGATATAGAATTACTAGAAAGCAAAACAAACGTACATCAATTTCTAGGAGAAGGTAAATATACACCTCACTTAAATAGTATATATGCTGGACTTGGAATCCCTCCAACTCTTACTGGAACATACGGTGCTGCTGGCACTACAAATAATTTCATATCACTAAAAACACTAACCCAAAGACTACAGTACGGTAGAGATTTATTGATGGATTTTTGGGAAAAAGAAATTGTATTGGTACAAAAAGCAATGGGTTTTAGATTTCCGGCTAGTATAGAATTTGACAGAATGGATCTAAGTAATGAGGATGCTGAAAAAGCACTACTTATACAATTAGCTGATAGAAATCTAATTAGTGACGAGCTACTACAAACCAAGTTTGGTTTTGATCCTGATATGGAAAAAACAAGACTAAATAGAGAAAACAGAGATAGGAAGTCAGACAGAATGATTAAAAAGGCTGGGCCTTGGCATGATCCACAATTCGATAATGCATTAAAGAAACTATCCTTACAATTAGGGATAGTAACGCCTTCCCAAGTTGGTCTCAGCTTACCAAAGAAAAAACCATCAGAAAAAACAGCAATACAACTTAAACAGGAAATGTCATCAACGAAGTTGGCTAACGATTCCCCGGAATCGTTGCGTGGAGTACCTGGAGAAGGAAGACCCAG